TTACGGTGAGTCAGCTATTAACATGAGCGCAGGAGTGCTGTTAGGCGGTGTTCTGGGCGTTGCTGCAAACAAGCTGGGCAACTACGGTATTGACGAGAAGGCTGTCCAAGAGCTTGCTGATGTGATGGATCCGGAAGGAAAGATTGCTAGAGGTGAGAACCCATCCCTTGATGCTGCTAATGTGGCGGCAGGTTATGACAGTGTTGGTGCAGCAAAGACAGTAGAAGGTACGTTTGAGGTAAAGGGTAAGTTAGCTAAGGGCTTGGTTAAGGCTTTTGGCTTTGATCCCCTATCTCGCACTATGACCAGTGATGCTCTCGTTACTCGTAGAGTAGCCAATATGCTTGCAGAGAACCCTGTTGACGTTGATGGCGCTCCACTACAGTCTGTTGAGTCCCTATCCAAGATCAAGAGTGGTCGCCTTTACTCTTCTATCGACAATAACAATAAGCTCTACGCTGAGTACAAAAAACTTGGTGGAGTGGTAAAACAAGAAAGAACAGAAACAGCAACAAGAACATTTTACGACCCAAAGAAACCAGTGTTAAGCCGCAGAGAGTTTAATGAGGCCGTATCTAGGGCAGTTCGTACAGGCGATAGTGAGATCCCTCAGGTGAAAGCATCTGCTGAATACTGGCGCAACGAGCTATATAATCCCCTGCGTGACGAGATGATTGAGCTTAATATGCTCCCTGATGACGTAGATGTTTCTACCTCAGTGAATTACCTCAATCGGGTCTACAACAAGCAGAAGCTCCAAGCCAATATGCCATCGTTTATATCTAAGGTGTCTAAGTGGTTAAACGACAAAGACCAGACTCTATACCAAAATGCTAAGGATGCTCAGGTTAAACTTGATGAGCTGGATGCGGGAGATGTTGCTGATGTAGCGGATGGTGCTGTTGGGCCGACTCCTGTTGGCTCTACTGTTAGAGCTGGAGATAGAGGGAACACTGGCAAAGTTGTGTTTGCTGATGATAATAATATTGTTGTGCAGTTTGTTAATAAGAAGCTGGGAACTACAGCAAGCAAGACATTTACTCCAGATCAAGTTACTCCTGTATCTAAGGCAGCAAAGAAAGGTGGCAAGAAAGCAGCAGATGGAGATAGAAAAAAGCTACAGGCAATTATAGACAAGGCAGAGTTTAAGAAGGGTAAGGACTTTGAGCCAGAAGACTATGAGAATATTGCTCAACAGATTCACCAGCGCATTCTAGGCACTCCTGACGGACGTTTGCCATATGATTGGAAGATGGGCGAGGGGTTTAACTCAGGCAGTAAAGGATCAAGTTTATCGGGTACTGCATTAAGAGGCCCATTAAAACAACGTAGGTTTGTTATTGAAGACGAGCTTATCGAAGAGTTCCTTGAGAATGACATCGTATCTTTGGGCACGAGATACCTACAGCAGACTGGTGCTGACATTGAGCTTACTCGAAAGTTTGGCGGTGTAACTCTTGAAGACGAAATAAAGCAGATTCGAGATTACTACTCAGACCAAGCCAAGGCGGTCAAAGACAGAAATGACTTAACGGACATCCAGAAAGATAAGCTACGCATCAAGCTGGGCAACAAGATGGATTCCGATATTGTTGACATTGCTGGTATGCGTGATCGCATCAGGGGCGTGTATGGCTTCCAAGAAGACAATGTATGGACTCGTATTGGCAGGTCATCTCGTGACCTTAACTACCTTCGTTTGTTGGGTGGCGTGACTGTATCGAGCTTGCCAGATGCTGCGCGTATCGTTATGGCCGAGGGCTTTACCAAAACATTCTCTAGGGGATTAGGCGCACTTGCAACCAACACTAAGCAGTTCAAGTTGGCGGCAGCAGAAGCAAAGCGTTACGGCATCGGTACGGACGTTCTAATGTCAGGTAAGGCAGAAGTAATAGCTGACGTAGGGGATTACACGCAGGGCGGCACAATGGTCGAAAGAGGCCTTAGATCGGCTGCTAATAAGTTTGGTCGCATTAACTTCTTGGATTACTGGACTTCAGGCATGAAGCAGTTACACGCTGTTACCATGCAGACCTCTATCTTTGATGGGCTATCTAAGGGCAAGTTTGACAAGCGATTGGCGCGACTAGGTATTGATGAGCAGTCAGCCAAAGACATGATGGCGCAAGTCAAAAAGCATGGAAAAAATAAAGACGGGGTGTGGATCACTAACGCTAAGAACTGGGATCGTCCAGACTTGGAGCGTATGTGGGGTGCCGCTATGCGTAAGGAATCTGACCGAGTAATCATCATGCCAGGCCAGGAGAAGCCTCTCTTTATGTCTTCCGAGCTGGGCAAGAGTATTGGTCAGTTCAGGTCTTTCATACTATCTGCTACACAACGCGTACTTGTTGCTGGCGTACAGGGTCAAGATCACAACGCTATTGGTGGTGCTATCTCATTAGTGGGCATGGGTATGTTTTCGTACTACCTCAAGTCAAACATTGCAGGTAGAGAGACAAGTGATGATCCAGCAGCATGGGTAGTTGAGGGTATTGACCGATCAGGTGCTGTTGGTATTCTTGGTGAGATCAATAATACTTTCGAGAAGATTTCCAGCAACTCTGTTGGGTTGCGACCCCTGCTTGGCATTAGCGCCCCAGCATCTAGGTTTGTGTCTCGCAGTGTATCAGAATCAATATTAGGGCCAACATTCGGTAGCCTGCTAAGTACCACTGTGGCAGCTAGTAATGCTCTTACAAGCAGCGAGCCGATGACTGATGCAGACGTTAGGGCTTTACGAAGACTTTTGATTTTTCAGAACCTATCAATCGTTCGCGGAATCGAAAGATTAGCCGAGTAGCTGTATATTTTTTAACCAATTTTTAGTATAATTGAGAACATATTTATGAACATTATTCTTGGGGAATTGTTATGCCTGTAACTGGCGGAGTAACTAGAAACGATTATATTGCATCAGATAGTCAAACTGTTTTTGCCTATACGCTTAAAGTGTTATCTGCCTCTGACTTAAAGGTCTTGAAGGATGGCGTAGAGCTTACTGTTAATAATGATTATAACGTTTCTAATGTGGGGAATGAAAACGGTGGTAATGTAATTTTAACAGTTGGTGCTTCTTCTGGAAGTAAGCTGTCTATTCTTTTGGCAATGCCTATTACCCGCACAACCGAGTACCAGAATGCTGGTGACTTCTTGGCATCAGATGTTAATGCCGACTTTGACAAAGCCTACCTGGCCATGAATCAGCTTGAGACTGACATTGATCGTTCTATTGGGCTGCAAGATGTAGAGCCAAGTGCAAACTTAAAGCTCCCCTTAGAGGCTGATAGAGCCAACAAAACCTTAGGATTTGACGCATCTGGGGATGTAATTGTAACTACTGGCGGAAATGAAACCTTAGCGCAAACATTAGTTCTTGGTAACGTTACGGGCGGTACTGACATTTCAGTGTCTAGCGGCGATAACATTCTCATGGCTGCCAATTCTACAGTAGATGGTCGCGATGTCTCTGTTGATGGTACTAAGTTAGATGGTATCGAAGCTGGTGCAGATGTTACAGATACTACTAATGTAGTTGCAGCTTTGTCTGCTGGCACTGGAATCACATTGTCTGCTGGTGGAGAAATCGCTAACTCGGCTCCTGATCAAACTGTGGCCCTCACTGGTGCAGGCGGCACTGCCATTACTGGCACTTACCCCAACTTTACTATTACTAGCACAGATGCTGGCGGCGAAACTCTGGCACAAACACTAGCACTTGGAAACCGAACTAGCGGCAACAACATAGCTTTTGGCGACAACGACAAGGCTACGTTCGGTGCTGGTGATGACCTACAGATTTATCATGATGGTAGTAATAGTTATGTTTCGGACACAGGGACGGGCGGTCTTTACCTTAAAGGTTCCAATGAAATAGCCCTAAGGAATGCCTCTAATGAAAACATCTTTTTAGGTTTAACTGACGGCTCTGCTTATGTTTATCACAACGGCTCTGTCAAACTAGCCACCACCTCCACAGGTATTGACGTAACTGGCAATGTAGACCTACCTGACAACGGTAAGCTATTGCTGGGTGCTGGTGATGATCTACAGATATTTCACACAGGTTCTTATTCAGCTATTAAGGATGTTGGCACTGGTGCTTTGTTTATAGGTGGCGATAACTATGTCGATATTGGTAACGGAAATCTTTCGCAAACTCGTGCTAGGTTTTATGACAACACAGTTGAGCTTCGTTCGGGAGGTTCAACCAAACTAGCCACCACCCCCACAGGCATAGACGTTACTGGCACAGCCACGATGGATGGGCTTACTGTTGAACAAAATACAGGCTCAACAATAACGTTAAAGTCTACAGATACTGCAATAAACGCTGGCGAAGTAATAGGCGATATTGAGTTTTACTCTGCTGACGCTTCAGGAGTAGGCGCAGCTAATCGAGCCAATATTACTGTACAAGCAGAGGACAGCGCGGGTAGAGGTAGTATGTACTTTAAAACGTCTACTGGTGGAGAATCCCCTTTAAATAGAGCTTTAATACAAGGCAACGGAGACATCAGCTTCTACGAGGACACAGGCACAATGCCTAAGTTGTTCTGGGATGCGTCTGCGGAGTCTTTGCGATTAGGAAGTGTTCCACAACAGACATCAGCTATCTTTAATCTTAGACGCAACGGCGCTAACATAGAGTTTGGACATGGTAACAGAACGTCTGGTTACTACGGTACTTTAGGTGCGCAGTATACCAATGGACAACCTTTCATTGGCTTTAGTTGTGATGCCGATGATTCTGGCAACACATTTACAACTCGTGGGTTTAAAGGCAACGTCCTTATAGGTACTGCTACAGGTGACTTAACCTTTAATCAACTTACTAACGCAAATGCCTCTGGGCAGAGTTCAACAGAACGCATGCGCATAGACTCAGCAGGTCGTGTGGGTATTGGTACTAGTTCGCCTAGTGCGCCTTTGTCAGTAATGGCTAACACAAGTGCTAGTGTTCCTGCCGCTGGTGCTGATTCATCTCACTTAGCTGTGGGTAAAAACGACCAGTACGGAACTATGATTGGTTCATTAGGTTCTGGTGATGGCTACATACAGCAACAAAGATTTGATGGCAACACAGCTACTTATAACCTACTTGTTCAACCTAATGGCGGCAACGTGGGTATTGGTACTAGTTCGCCACAGGCTTTGGTCGACGTTACTTCGGCTATTGGCTCAACCCGTATGACGGGCCACCAAATATTCCTAACACGAAATGGCAATAACGAGATTTACGCTCAAGGAGCAGCTTCTGTATTAGCTTTAGGAACCAACAGCGCAGAACGCATGCGCATCGACTCATCAGGCAACCTGTTGGTGGGTAAGACTTCTGCTGACAATACGACTCAAGGCATCCGTATGTTTGGTTCAGCAGGTTTTGTGTCTTTTGTTAGAGACTCAGCAGAGTCTATTGTTGTTAACCGTGTGACTAATGATGGTGACTTGATTGAGTTCCGCAAAGACGGCACAACCGTAGGTAGTATTCAGTCGCGTGCTGGTCTTGTAACCACCTTGATTCTTGACCCACGCTCAAGTGGTGCAGGCATTAGCGGTGGCGGCGCGTTTATCTACCCAACTAATAACGTAGGCGCTCTTTCAGACA